ATCAGAGACGCTAGAGCATCACGCGACAATGAAAGCCATGACGACATAATTGAGTTCAGTTTCTTCACGGCCAATCGTTGGTTTATCTCTCGACTTCGAGTTCCACGATTGGCTTTTGTTGTTTGACTGGAGGATTCAGTTCCTCCAGTGGACAGTACGCTATCATTTATATATATTTAGAGATTAATTTCAGTCTTCTTCTTTCGTCTCGTCCTTTTGGGTTTAGAAGAGTTAACATTTACTTGTCTGAGCTCACCCCCAGTTGAATCACCGGAAATGGACATAATATCGGAAACATCATCATCGTCATCCTCCTCACGGATGGTACCCTGTGTTCCCAAGTTAGTGTTCATTGGTGGTGGGGGTGGCATAGAAATCCCACCCATGAGACTTGAAATATCGAGTCCAGGACCCTGCATCTCGTATTGCCCCGAACCACCCACAGGTGCATCAACCGCTGGACCACCCGTATTGCGAGTTGTGTTTTGACAGCACTCATCATACTCTTGATGAGATCGGGGTTCTGCTTCATGACATCGTTCATATTGGGCATCACCGATTTGAACATACTATTGGTAAGATGGAACATCATAGCAGAGCCACCGAGCATCATAATCAGCTTGACCTCTGGGGCGATGTTCACCTTGGATCGGTACTTCACATAGAGTTCCTCAAACACACCATCATAGTCATCCACATTTTCCATCACTGATTCAGACCACCCCTCCAACTGGACCTCGAAGGGGTTGTACCTCTTGTTCAAAAACTCGAGACCGGTTACACAGGCGACGAGCATCCTCCGAGAAAAGCGTACAGATTGTTCAACATCTATACTGTATGTGATCCTCTTTACTTCCGAACGAAGTTCATCAACATTTGAATAGGCATTCAGGCGTTTATTCACGGCAAACCCCTTCTTCTCTAAACGCCCAAGTTTATTAATCAAATCTGCCTTCTCTTCATCGATGGAACCGTAGCCCTTTGAAGGCTGTTCCTCCTGCTGACCAGAACCCATGTTCATGTCATCATCGAAAAATGTTGGTTCATCCTCACCATAATCAATCTCCTCCTCATCACCCGGAGGGGCGGGAGTATTCTGCTTATTGGGGTTCGCGAAAGCATCCATAGCTTCTTGTTGCATCTGGGGTGTGGGTCTGGACATATGGTTCGTGGGTCGTGGAACACGCTGAGGACGGGGAGCAGATATTTCAATCTCATCCATCAGGGCCTGTTCATCTGCATCTAATTTCATCACATTTGTGGATCCCCGATCGATTACAATTTCTTCGTCCATCTACTCTCTATATGGAAACTAAAAAAATACCTTTAACGCAGTTTAGAAAAATATATTGGTCTATTATAAATGTTTAAGCTTAACCAGCAGAACCGCACCGCCCTCATGTCCATCGCCATTTTGTTGGTGATCATTTTTGCCCTGAGTGCCAACAAGAATATCAGCAACTACCAGCCCATGCCTATTATTATCAAGACTGTGAACGAAAAGTCTATGTTTAATCTTGAGAACAGGATTGAATGTACCCCGGGTCAAGGTAAGACGGGTAGTGCTTACACCACTGGTCTCACCCCCGGTGGTATCTGTGGTGCCCAGCAGCTAGTCAGTGAACACGCTGGATACGCCATCGAGGATGGAATTGGCGGATCTTTAATCTAAGCTAACTATAAATGGCGACCCCAGATCTCAACTACGAATATCATACTATTACCATTGATTCGATTGGTCAAAGTAGTGCGAACACTTTTACTTGTTTCCTTCAACAGCCACTGAAAAATGTTGTCCAGGCTAAGTTAGTGTGTGCTCGTATCCGGACAACTTCCGCTACAGAACATTGTTACGTCTCTATAGACGAACTCGATTCTATCTTTTCTGATCGCGCCTCTAATGTACTCACCGGTCAGGCTTCTATGAGCGTTCTTAGAGGTTCATTTGCGAGTATCGTCTCTGATGCCTCTGATGTAATCAAATTTAAGGATGAATATCCAATTTTCACCCAGTATATAGACCCAATTCGTCGTTTAGATCGTTTCGCAGTTACTATCCGTAACCAAGATGGTAATACGATTACCCGTGCGACCGCCACAGATAAAAATATTTTAGTCCTCCGATTTATGTGTATGAAAGGTAATATGTAATTTTTCTCCCGTTAAAGTAGTATACCATGTCTGCAGGTGTTGTTCAATTGATTGCTATAGGTGCCCAGGATATGTACATCACGGGTAATCCTGAAATATCTTTCTTCAGTTCAACATTCAAGCGACATGCTAATTTTTCACAGTCCATTGAAAAACAAACCCTCCATGGAGCAGTGAAAAACAATTCTATGTCCAGTATTCAATTCGAACGATCTGGTGACCTTCTAGGCTATGCCTATTTTACCATCGACGATACCACACAGCTCTTGATACATCCAATTGGGGGTCCATCATCGATAAAGTGGAGCTTCTGATAGGGGATCTGTGGTCGACACACAAGATCAACTTTACAGAGAAGATGCCATCGATACGTTCGCCCAAAACGTATCTAGGAGTGCTCAAGGTACACACCCAGGTGTGAGCGCTAGATCTTATTTTTATCCTCTCCGTTTCTTCTTTTGTGAGGGGCCTCAATGTGCTTTACCACTCGTAGCCTTGAACTATCATAATGTAGAGCTCCGCATTTATTGGGCGACGACTGCATCCAATTACAACGTTGAATGTTTCGCCAATTACTATTACCTCGATAACGAAGAACGTGGAAACATCGCCTCTCGTAAGCACGATCTCTTAATTACCCAAGTACAGAAAAACATCCCCTCGAACTCTATCGTTCAAGAACTCACGTTTAACCATCCAGTGAAGTATCTCGCATCATCGGATACGACAACGGACGGTGCCCTCACATCCCCTACGAATAAGATTAAATTGAATATCAACGGTCTTGATGTGAGTAATTATAGATGGGGAAAACCACATTTCATAGATGTAATGAGCTATTATCACACAAACTTTGTAGCTTCTCCCGATTTTTTCTTGTATCCGTTTTGTCTCTCTACGAGCTCTCTTCAACCCACAGGGACTCTTAATTTCAGCCGTCTTTCTTCAGCGAAGATTATGAGCGAAGATTTACCTATCAACGATCCGATTTATGCGGTCAACTATAACATATTACGCATTGAGAATGGAATGGCGGGCCTTCTCTATGCGAATTAAAATGACATTCTATATTAAATGGTCAAGAACTTGCCGACAGTGGAACGTTCCACCAAGATTAGGTTCGGTAAAAACTGTACCGATGACCAGGCGGAAAATACGATCGTGTTCAACGCGAGTGACACACAGATTGATATACCCTTTTCGGATTCTGTGTATATGACACCCCTACGTCTACGTACAGATCTCTCAGACCGGAATATCACGGTATTGGCGTATAATCAAATCACGAAAGAAGTGATGGACTCGGGGGCTATTGCTGAAGATATTCTCAATTTTACACTCGAAGCTGCTGTGATTAACGGTAATGTTACCGCAAATACAGTCTCGTTCAATAACGCGATTACTTCTGTCACGACTCTCTCCAATGTTGGTGTAGCTAATGGGTCCCCCATTCACACACTCGATGTAGGTTCGACATTTAATATAGACATTGAAGGTTCAAACCTTCTCACTGTGTTAGGAAACACATACATACAAGATAATTTAGTGGTGGATGGGAACATGACTGTGAATGGAGCGCTCACGACAGTGAATACTGTAAACACTGTTGTAAAAGATCCAATCATAGAACTTGGAAAATATAACGTCTCCTCAGATCTCGGTATCATCATGTATCGCCCATTGTCGAATGTCGCCATGGGATTTCGGGAAGGCTCGGATGAACTCGTACTCGCATACACGGACAGTAGTTCATATGGTTCGGTGATTGTTCCAAACACAAATGAAACACTCGATGTTCGAGTATACGGCAGAGTCCTCACAGAATCCAATGTAGGTATTTTGAATGCGACCCCGACCCACACATTGGATGTCGGGTCAAACCTTTTCGTGGATGAATTTGGTTCTAATATTCTGTATGTGACTGGAAATACACACACGACAGATATTCTTTCTGTGGGGAACAAAATCGGTATCAAAGTGATAGATCCCCATGCGGAACTTCATGTTGGTGGGAATGTGTATGTGTCTTCGAATTTGACCGTTGATGAAGATACTCTACACGTGGATGCGACTGCGCACTCCGTTGGTATTGAGACCAAGAACCCCGATGCCAATTTACACGTTGTTGGTAATGTCTATGTTTCCAGCAATTTGACCGTTGATGAAGATACTCTACATGTGGATGCGACTGCGCACTCTGTAGGAATTGAGACTAAGGATCCGGATGCCAATTTACATGTTGTTGGTAATGTCTATGTTTCTTCGAATTTGACCGTTGATGATGACACGTTCCATGTGGATGCATTGACACACTCTGTAGGAATTGAGACCAAGGACCCCGATGCTAATTTACATGTTGTTGGTAACGTCTATGTTTCCAGTAATTTGACCGTTGATGAAGATACTCTACATGTGGATGCATTGACACACTCTGTAGGGATTGAAACCAAGGACCCAGATGCGAACCTTCATATTGTGGGTAATGTCTATGTGAGCTCAAACTTAACTGTGGATGAAGATACTCTACATGTGGATGCGACTGCACACTCTGTAGGAATTGAAACCAAGGATCCCGATGCTAATTTACATGTTGTTGGTAATGTCTATGTTTCTGATGATTTGACCGTCGCGATAAATACCCTTCATGTTGATGCGGAGTACAAGTCCATAGGACTTGGGACAGTGAACCCTGATGCTAATTTACACGTTGTTGGTAATGTGTATGTGTCCGATGATTTAACCGTCGCGACAAATACCCTTCATGTTGAAGCTGGAACTGAACGCGTTGGGATCAAAACAAAGAACCCCGATGCCGAACTTCATGTAGTCGGTAATGTCTACATGTCCGACGACCTTACCGTGGCTACAGATGCGCTACACGTCGAAGCGAGTACACAATCCGTGGGTCTCGGGACGAAAGTACCCGATGCTAAACTCCATGTGGTTGGGAATGTGTATGTTTCTTCAAACCTAACTGTAGATGATAATACACTCCATGTGGATGCGACGACACACTCCGTTGGTATTGAGACCAAGAGCCCCGATGCAAATCTTCATGTTGTGGGTAATGTCTATGTTTCTTCAAACTTGACCGTTGATGATGACACACTCCATGTGGATGCGACGACACATAGTGTCGGAGTCGAGACCAAGAGCCCAGATGCTAATTTACATGTTGTAGGTAATGTCTATGTTTCTTCAAACTTGACAGTTGATGATAATACACTCCATGTGGATGCGACGACACATAGTGTCGGAGTCGAGACCAAGACTCCTGACGCGAACCTCCATGTGGTTGGCAATGTGTATGTCTCTTCAAATTTAACTGTTGATGATGATACGTTCCATGTAGATGCACTGACACACTCAGTTGGTATTGAGACCAAGAACCCTGATGCTAATTTACATGTTGTAGGTAATGTGTATGTCTCTTCCAATTTGACGGTTGATACGGATACACTCCACGTGGATACCGAGACAAGTCGCGTGGGTCTCGGGACGAAAGCACCCGCGTACCTCCTCGATGTTCACGGAACATCCAACGTGGGCGCGCTCACGGCGGTTTCGGGGTCGGTCGCGAATGATTTCACGGTGGATACGAACACACTCTATGTCGACTCTACAGAAAACAGGGTCGGTATCAAGACTTTGACCCCATCCACAGAACTCCACGTCGAAGGGAACGCGTACGTCTCATCGAATATCCAAGCTTTGACCTATTTCGGTGACGGTGGTCTCCTTTCGAATGTCACTCTCCAAGTCGTTTCTGACCATGGGAACACAACATCCAACACAATTCAATTTACAAACCCTACGACCGCTTTGACGACCGACCTCACCTCCAATGTTGAAGTCAAGTTGAACCAATTGGCGAATGTTTCTATTACTTCAATTCTTCCTGATCACACGCTCGTGTATGACGGTTCTGATTGGATCAACGAGTATCCGTTGCACACCTATATCAAAATCCGAAACGATCTCAACGGGGTAAACATCGAGGTGGGTGATGCTGTCTATGTCAAAGGGACCCACAATTCAAACATACTGAACGTCGGTCTCGCGAAATCGGATGATCCATCTACGATGCCTTGTATCGGTCTCTCAAATCAGCTCCTCACACCGGGTCAGGAGGGTACGGCAGTCGCGTACGGTAAGGCTCTCAGTGTTGTCACAGATACATTCTTAACGGGTGAAACTGTATATGTGAGTAACACTGTCCCAGGTGGTTTGTCTAATGTCAAACCATATAATAACGACCTCATCCAGAACGTCGGCGTGGTCACGAAAATACATGCGAGTAACGGTGGTGTTTTCGTCACCGGTATCGGTCGCGCGAACGATGTCCCAAATGCTCAAGTGGTTCTAGATGAATCTGAAATCAATTGGGTATATGTGAATACTGTTAATAATGATTTCAAAAAGATTGAACCTTCTAATTTATTGACCCAACTTCAAACGTTCGAACAAGTTTCCGCAGCTGGGAATGTGGTTTCGAATGTCATAGAATTCAAGAACGTGACCACGGGTTTGGTGACCACCTCAAACCTTCAGGTAGGTTCGAAC